TCTTTAACAAGATTACAAAAGGCGGTCTCCCTAATAAGACTCTCAACATCGCTCTTGCTGGTACGGGTGTCGGAAAATCTTTATTCATGTGCCATGTGGCTGCTTCCGTCTTATTGCAAGGAAAAAATGTTCTCTATATCACTCTTGAAATGGCTGAGGAGCGAATTGCAGAACGAGTTGATGCAAATCTCCTTAACGTTCCCATCCAAGAAATTTCGGAATTGCCGAGACAAATCTTTGAAAATAAAGTAACCAATCTTGCAAAGAAAACTCAAGGTACTCTTATCATTAAAGAGTATCCGACTGCATCAGCACATAGCGGTCATTTTAAATCACTTCTTAATGAACTCGCTCTTAAGAAATCATTTAAACCGGACATTATCTTTATCGACTATTTGAATATTTGTGCCTCTTCGCGGTATAAGGGAAACCTTTCCGTTAACTCTTATTCGTATATCAAGGCAATTGCTGAGGAACTTAGGGGACTTGCAGTTGAATTTAATGTTCCGATTGTCTCTGCTACTCAAACCACTCGTTCTGGTTATGGAAGCTCTGACGTTGAACTTACTGATACCTCAGAATCCTTTGGTCTTCCTGCTACTGCTGACCTTATGTTTGCTCTGATCAGTACAGAAGAACTTGAGGGACTTGGACAAATTCTTGTAAAGCAATTAAAGAATCGTTATAATGATCCTACTATTCATAAACGTTTTGTGATTGGAATTGATCGCGCTAAGATGCGTCTTTATGATTGTGAACAATCTGCTCAAGATGATATCCTTGACAATAAGAAAGAAGAGGAGTATGATTACGAAGAAAAGAAACCAAAAAAATCATTTGAAGGATTTAAATTCTGATGATTCATGAATTTCCAGATCTCATAGAAAAAAATTTATGCAATAATATAATTGAGTATTTTGAATATTCTCAAAAAAGAACCACATCTCAAAATATAGATTTTTTCAGTGGAAGAACTCTTTGTATTTCCGAAATTGGAGATGTGCCATTGAGAAAAAAAATAAAATCTGTTATCTACAAAGTAACACAACAAGCATATATTCAATATCAAGAATTTATATTTCCCGAATTTTGTGATATTGTAAAATGGTATCCAGAAATGAATATGAAAATTCATGTTGATAATGGACATCCAGATGTGATTATGCGACACTATACTTCAATATGTTATTTAAATGATGATTATGATGGGGGGGAAACTTTTTTACCAAAACATAATTATTCATGCATACCAAAAAAAGGAAAGGTTGTTATTTTTCCCTCTTATTATCCACATGGAGTCAATTTAATTAAAAATAATCCAAGATATACATTGGCAATGTGGTTTACTAAAAATGCCGAATATCTTATGGAATAAATTTACTTGACGCCAAAAAAGATAACGACTACAATTACAAAAACCAAAAAAATCACTTAATTATATGACTAAAATTATTGATACAAACAAGTATATTGAATTCGTTCGTCAAACCACAAGTCCTGCAAGTAGCAACTATGCAGATTTAGTTTCTCGTTTGTCTCAACTTGAAGTTGAATTTGATGCTGATGTTCCTCGTCTTCTTACCGCAGCTCTTGGTATAACTGCAGAAGCGGGTGAGTTTACTGAAGTAGTGAAAAAGATTTTCCTTCAAGGAAAACCTTACAACGAAGAAAATGTTTTTCACCTAAAGCGTGAACTTGGAGATATCTGTTGGTATCTAGCACAAGCATGTATGGCACTTGATACAAACTTTGAAGAAGTTCTGCAAATGAACTTTGATAAACTGAGTGCTCGTTATCCTGAGGGTGCGTTTGATGTTTATCGTTCCGAAAATCGTGTTGAAGGAGATCTATAAATAAATTACCCTTCGGGGTTTTCTGGGGATATAGCTCAGTTGGTAGAGCGCCTGCTTTGCAAGCAGGATGTCAGGAGTTCGAGTCTCCTTATCTCCATTCTAAATACTTGAAATAGTATAAAGAAAATGGCAGGATTACTTGCTGAACGTCAGGAACGTGGATTGATCGATGCGATCAATAGTGGTTACGGACAAAATAATGGACAACCTTTTACATTAATTGGTGCAAATGGTGTAAAAATTAATAACGTAACTTTTGCTGAAAAATTTGAGGGTCGTTCTTCTGCAGGAACAGAACCTTATACTGATGTGATTATTAGCACAACTACTAAAAAAATTAATGTCTCCAATAAAGGAGAAAGTGCTCCAAGTATTGCTGGCGGTGGTTTAGCGGGACTTGAACTTGCCGTTCCTGGATTAACTAAAAAATTTTTAGAAGCAGCATTGAAAGAATATAAGAAGAAAGGATTTAAATCTGGAATGTCCGCTCTGCCCGATATGTATGGCAAAGTAAGTGAATCACTAAAAGAAACAATTGTGGTTGGTAATGAAAAAATGGGCGGACCAATTCATTATATGTATATTGGTCCTATGGATGTCAAATATACTTTTTCAAATGGTACATTAAGAGTGAATGGAAATTTTTATGAGGCAAAAAAATATGCAAAAGAAAATGATTTATATTTGAGACTTAGAAAGAGAAGAGAAGATCAACCATTTGAGCCAACTAAAAAAGATTCAAAAGGTCTGCCATTAATTTTGGGAAAATCGCCAAGTAGAGGAGATTCTGGAAGACGAATCGTTACTGCAAAAAAACCACCCAGAAATGCACTCACGGTTGAGTTCTGAATAAATAAGATTATATTAAGATAAATATGAAAGAATTTTTCCGATTTATATCCGAAGCAAAAGAATCTCAAGCGTCAATGCAGGCACGACGCATGGGGCTCAAGGGCGATGGCCACGGTGGTTGGTACAATCCCCAGGGAGAATTTGTTGCGAAAACTGAAGGGGGGGAACTAAAGTTTTATAATCAAGGGCAGAGAACTGGACAAAGAGATATTCCTCAGCAAAGAACCAAAGAAAATCAACAGGTTGCGGCAACACAAGCAGCAACAAAACCACAAGAACAACAACCACAAAGAAAAGAAGCAGATGTTCTTCGTGGTGATGAAGAAGGTAAAGGTGTAACAGTCGTATTTGGTCGCTTCAATCCACCAACAACTGGTCATAAAAAACTTCTTGATTCTGCATCAAACATTTCTTCAGGATCTGAGTTAAGAGTTTATCCATCAAGAACACAAGATGCAAAAAAGAATCCATTGGATCCTTCAACTAAGATTGAATACATGAAGAAAATGTTCCCCAAGTATGAGGAGAACATTATTGACGATGATAATATGAAGTCAATCTTTGATGTTTTAAAAACCGCCGATGAAGACGGATTTACAGATGTGACTATTGTTGTAGGTGCTGATCGTCTGGGTGAGTTTAAGAACTTAGCTAATAAGTATAATGGAGATCTTTATACCTTTGATATGATTAATGTGGTATCTGCTGGTGAACGTGACGCTGATGCTGAAGGTGTAGAAGGAATGTCTGCATCCAAAATGAGAAAAGCTGCAGCAGATAATGACTTTGAGACTTTTAAATCTGGCATTCCAAAATCTTTAGGACCAGAAGAAACGAAAAATCTTTTTAATGCCATTCGTAAATCGATGAGAGTATCTGCAAAAGAGTCATATAATCTTTGGGAGATTGCTCCTAAGTTTGATATGTGGAATCTCCGCGAAAACTATGTGACCAAAAAGATTTTTAGACTTGGAGATATTGTAGAGAATTTAAACACTGGTTTGGTTGGCGAAGTAATGCGTCGTGGAGCCAATCACTTAATCTGTGTAACCAAAGAAGGTTGGATGTTCAAGTCTTGGATTAAAGATTTGATGGAGTATACAGAAGTCAAAATGGATAAGCAGATGAGAACTTCAAAGAAACCAAATACTTTAATCGGAACTACTGGTTACTTTAAAACTGCTGTAAAGATGACTCCTGGTGCTCTGAGTGTAGGAAAAGAAAATCTTCAGTATGGTGGAAAGTCTTATGGCATTAATTTTATAAATAAGTATAAGAAAAGATAAATTCAAATTACCATGTCGATGAATATTCTTAACGATATCTCTAAGGTTTACTTAGAG